TGGAACAACCGGCACTGGCGGCGGCGGTGGCGGCGGTGGCGGTGGCGCAACGACACCAGTTGATCCCGTACCTGGCGGTACACGCAAAGATGCAAAAAACACGATCAAAGGCGTATTGAAAACTTATTTCAATGAAAAGGATGCAGAAACATTAGGCGAGTTTTTGTACGGTGTGTACAGTCGTGGCGAAGTAGATATCAATAATCCTGACGCACTAATTTTTTCTTTGCGTGAACAACAAGCATACAAAACAAGATTCGCCGGCAACAAAGCACGCGCCGACAAAGGTTTATCAGAACTAGACCCAGGATCATACATAGCGTTAGAAGATAACTACCGCCGGCTCATGCAATCAAACGGTTTACCGTCAGGGTTCTACGACCAGACCGACGACTTTACCAAACTTATTGAAGGTGACGTATCGGCACAAGAACTACAAGACCGTGTACAAAACGGTTTCCGTGCAGTACAAGATGCCGACCCTGAAGTTAAACGGCAAATGCAAGAACTGTACGGCGTGAACGAAGCAGGGTTAGCAGCCTACTTTCTTGACCCAACTAAAGCCGCACCGATCCTCACCCGTCAAGCCGAAGCTGCGAAAATATCTGCCCGTGCTAAAGGTTTAGCCAACGTACAGTTAACAGCTTTGACAGCTGAAGAACTAGCTGCACGAGGTATCACTCAGGCTGAAGCCGAAGCAGGGTTCACTAAGCTCGGTTTGCAACAAGGTCTATACACCGAAATGGCTGGCGAACAAACTTTGACTCAGCAACAAAAAGTTGGTGCAGCGTTAGGTACCGACATCAATGCCCAAACAATTTTGGAACAGCGCAAAAGCACACGTAAAAGCCCGTTCATGGGTGGCGGTAAGTTCACGTCGACTACTGGCCAAACGTCTGGCACAACGGAATCTGGGTTGAACGTAGCACAATAATTGATACCCTTGACAACTACCCTAAGTGGTGGTATCGTCACATCTATCCCATAAGGGATAACCGTCGGACCCCCCGATTTCGACGTGTAATACACGGGTGAGATTGCAGCCATTTTGATCCCTCTGGTCAAAGTGTGGGCAGAAGGAGTGGGTCATGTCAGATGCGAACTACGAGTTTGAGGATGATGTTAAAGACCAGGTAGAACGGAATCCAGTACGCGCACAGCTTCGCAATCTTGAAGCCAAGAACAAAGAACTGGAAGCCAAACTGTCAGAAGCTACAGAAGCACAACGCAAGTTAGCATTTGTTGAAGCCGGAGTTGATATTACTTCGCCTGCTTCACGCTACTTTGTGAAAGGCTACGATGGCGAAATGACGGCAGACGCTATCCGCCAGGCCGCTCAGGAAACGAATCTCATTGGTGCTATGCAAACGAAACCCGAAGTACAAGCAGAACAACAAGCTTGGAATAGGGTGTCGAAAGCTAAAAGTCTTGGTGAGAACAGTGAACCAGAGATGGATTGGAATGCCAAAATCCGTAACGCCAAATCTCAAGACGAAGTGATGCAGTTGTTGGCCCAAGTAAGTCAGGCATCACAAAACATCTAGCCCCTTAAACGGGGAGAAAGACCCCAAAGGTCATGGCAATTACACAAGCAAGTTCACTATCAACAGATCAGGTAGCGTTTGACCAGATCGCATATTTTGCGCTTCGCGCAGAAATGCTTTTTGACGCAGCAGCAGACATTCAACCTGTTGCACAATCAATGCCAGGTTCTTCAGTTAAGTTTACGATTTTCTCGGAACTTGCTGACGCAATTTCAACACTCGCAGAAACAACCGATTTGACTCCGACCACAATGGCGGATAGTCAAGTTGAAGTAACTCTCGCAGAGTACGGCAACACAATCAACACGACAGCGAAACTTCGTGGAACTTCGTTCCTTGACGTTGATGCTGTTGCAGCGAACCTTATCGGTTACAACGCAGGATCGTCACTCGATACTGTTGTTGCTAACGTTTTGAAGGCTGCAACGAACGTGATTTACGGTGGTGGCGGTTCAACAACCCCAACATCAAACGCCACTGTTCAAGCAGAGGACATCATTGAAGCCAACGATATTCGTATCGCTACAGCACAGTTGCGTGGAGCAAAAGCACAGTCATTCAACGGAATGTACATGGGTTTCATTCACCCAGACGTTTCGTACGATCTTCGCCGTGAAACCGGTGCAGCTTCGTGGCGTGACCCACACAATTACTCCGATGTGTCAGGTATTTACAATGGCGAAATTGGCGCATTTGAATCCATCCGTTTCATTGAAACACCTCGCGCACCATTGGACTTGACTGGTGGATCAGCTTCAACAGTTGACCTCTATCAGACAATCATCATGGGCCGACAATCATTGGCGAAGGCACACTCGATCACAGACGGCAACGGAGCATATCCGAAGGTTGTGCGTGGTCCAGTGATTGACTCGTTGATGCGGTTCAATCCAGTCGGTTGGTACTGGTTGGGTGGCTACGGAATTTTCCGTCAAGCAGCTATCCGTCTAATCAACTCATCTTCTTCACTCGGCGGCGCATAAGCCTTCCCAGTCGAAGTAAGTTAATAAATGTAGGGTCAGGCAGTTCCCCTTCTGCTTGGCCCTACTTTTATGTTATGATTCTTTTATGCCAACATTTATTCCACCTACAGATGAGCTGGTTCGTTGGGCTGATCCGTTTGATACTTCGATAGAGCATCGGTTGTTCAGATATTTGCATCCTGGAGATCGTGGTCGTAACGTGTATCAGTTGACTAATAACAGTTTTACTGAGAACCAACCTGGTGATATGACAACGGTAAAACTTACTTATCATGGCGGTCATGTGCATACTATTTCTGCTGCGGCTGCTTCGGCTTTGACTGCGGCAGGGTATGGTAGTTATATAACATGAGTTTTCAAAGAGAACTAAATCGTCTTGCTGGTACTGATGGGTTGGAAGCGCAACGTGTTGCAAACATTTTGGCTGGCACTACTGGTAAAGAGTTGTTGTTTGCGTTGAATGTTCTTGCCGGTACTGATGGTAAGGAGTTCAATTTTGTTGTCAAGTTGATTGATGAAAATGCTGGCGGTGGTGGTACGCAGGATGCTAATATTGCGTTTGACGATCTTGACACGCTTAGTGGTTTAGATTTGTTGTGGCTTGAAGTGTTTGGTTTTTATACTACAGAACAAGAAGTTCTTTACGACTAATTAGGGGTTTATGATTCATCAAGAAACACATCCAGGGTTAGATGTTGAAGGCTGCTGGAAATGCAAGATCGCCCATGTGCGGGTATCTGCCGAGGCTATGCCGACACGTAAAGCAGAGTCAGCCAATATTATTGCTAAAGAGAAAGTCCTTCACAAAGATTTAGATGCTTACCATAGGTTGCGTCAAGATGGTCAGCAACCTAAACATATTGATGGTGCTGCGATTGTCGAGAAACGTGCTGACGAAAATTGGCAGGTTGCTACAGGTATTTTACCTGACAAATCAAACATTGTTGGCTAAATGAATTACCAGTACTGGTTTGGTACTGACGACCCCAAGTATGGGTACGGTTCAATGCTGGATGGTTTCAAGTCAGGGTTGCCTGCAACGGCACAGATGCACGATCACGCTTCTGTCGGGGTGTTGATGTATGACCCGTCTAAGCCTCATTCGTTTTTGCGTGGGCAACATCGTGCGCTATATACAATGTGGGAAACATCGGCATTGCCTTTTGGTTATTCTCGGCTGCTAGGTAACTACGATCAGGTCATTGTTCCGTGTGAACATAACCGTGAACTGTTTGCACCGTACACAAAGAATATTTCTGTTGTACCGTTAGGGGTAGATATAAAGTTTTGGAAGCCAACATCTCGACCTGCAAACAAACGGTTCAGGTTTCATGCTGGCGGATCTATGTGGCTGCGTAAAGGTTTGGATGTTGTTGTGGAAGCGTTTGAGAAGGCTGGTGTTGACGCTGAACTGCATATCAAAGTACCGTTGAAACGTTTTATCCCTGATCGACAGTGGCCGTCGAACATTGTGATTCATACAGGGTGGATGAGCAAATGGGATCAGTTTGAGTGGTACAACAAAGCCGACTGTTTTATTGGGGCGAGCCGTGGCGAAGGGTTTGGGTTGATGCCTTTGCAGGCTATGGCTTTGGGGATACCGACGATTATTACTGCAACTTCAGGTCAGGCACAGTACGCGGATCTTGCATCTGCCGTTATCCCTACTACGCCTAAGAGATGCGATGTGCATGAGATAACAAACTTTGCTGGCTTTTGGGATGAACCTGATCTTGACGCGCTTGTAGAAGCTCTCAGGAAGGTATACGCGGGTTCTGATGTGTACAGGCACAAGGCAATGTTTCACGTGAAACATGTAGCTGAGTACAGTTGGGCAAAGTCATGCGAGAAGCTGCTGGCTGTTCTACCTGAA